TCTTTAGTGAGGTTAAGCTTCAGTCGGATTCCAAGGCGGCAGGCCGCTGGAACACCTCCAAGGGAGGAGCCTACTTCGCCGTGGGTGTTGGAGGAGCTATCGCCGGTAAGGGCGCTGATCTTTTCATCATTGACGACCCGCACACAGAGCAGGACGCTATCGCCGCGATAGGTGATGCCTCTGTCTACGATAAGGTCTTTGACTGGTACACGTCAGGACCGCGCCAGCGTTTGCAACCAGACGCTCGTATCGTCATCGTCATGTGCATGACTGGCGACACGCCGGTTCTCATGGCCGATAAAACAGAAAAGCCGCTACGCGATGTACGCCCCGGCGATTTGGTTGCCACATATGAAGATGGGGCAATCACTACAGCCAACGTCGCCAATTGGAAGTCAAGTGGCGTTGATTCTGTGTTTACAATACAAACCCAATCTGGCAGAATGATCCGCGCAAACGAGAGGCATCCCTTTCTCGTTGATTTTGACGGAGAAAGAAAGTGGATCAAGCTTCGGGATTTAAGGCCGGGCATGTTGCTTGTAGCAACGAAGGATGCAACAGGCCAGCAAGATCACAAAAAAAACCAGGAACATGCTCGGCATGTCAAGCAAAAGCATCATACCACAAAAAAAATCCAGACGCTCCGCACCGGCCAATTGGTTTCCATGGAAAATGGAAAGGCAAGCAATGTTCTTGCGGGAAACCAGTTCATTCAAGAGGAATGTGCATTTCTTGCTACAATAAACAATACGATGCACCAGAGCGGACGCCAGAAGAAAGACGCGCTAGCCGCATCAAACACAGATATGGCATCACTGCTGACCAGTATCTTGAGATGGTCAATACCCGCAATAACCTTTGCGATGTTTGTAGACAGCCACCGTCACAAGAAAACACGCGCGCGCATTGGGGCGGAAAACTATGTATCGACCACTGCCACGAAACAGGAAAAGTTAGAGGACTACTTTGCAACAACTGCAACCTTGCGGTTGGATACGGCAAAACGCCAGAGAATCTCAACCGCGCCGCTGAATACCTACAGCGTAACACTTGACCAAATCGTTAATATATTTGCCAGCGGAAAAGAAGAAGTATTTGATGTTGAGATTGAGCGCACGGAAAACTTTATCGCCAACGGAGTTGTAAGCCACAATACTCGTTGGGGCAAAAGAGATTTAACGGGCAGACTAATTCAAAGCTCCATGGAGCGTGACGGCACGTCCGAGTGGGAGGTAATTGAGCTTCCTGCTCTGTTGCCTTCGGGCAATCCTATCTGGCCTGGGTTCTGGAGCAAGCAGGCTCTTGAAGCCCTTAAGTCAGAGTTGCCCGCGTCTAAATGGAATGCTCAATATCAGCAGCAACCCACCAATGAAGAAGGGGCAATTCTTAAGCGTGAGTGGTGGAGGCGCTGGCAGAAGACCAGCCCGCCCGATTATGAATATGTTATCATAACCGCTGACACCGCATTCACAAAGAACAACCGCTCTGACTATAGCGCGTTCAATGTCTGGGGCGTGTTTGACAAAGAAGATGATAGCGGCAACAGCCAGAGCAACATTATACTGCTTGATGCTTTCAAAGAACGCATGGAGTTCCCCGCGCTGAAAGCTAGGGCAAAAGAGTTATACGATGAATGGCAGCCCGACACATTCTTGATTGAGGGCAAAGCTTCAGGCTTGCCTTTGGTTCATGAGTTGAGGCAAATGGATATCCCAGTATCTGAGTTCACGCCAACGCGGGCTTCGGGCGATAAGATCGTGCGGGCAAACAGTATAACGGATATGTTTGCCTCTGGTATGGTCTGGTGTCCTGAAACTCGTTGGGCTGATGAAGTTATTGAAGAATGCGCTTCATTCCCCAATGGCGCACATGATGACTATGTTGATACAGTGATCATGGCTTTGATGCGGTATAGACAGGGTGGATTTATTCGGCTACCATCTGATTACGATGAAGACGAAAAAGTTGTTTGCCATCGCGCAGATTATTATTGAAAGGCTGAACAGTGGCTATTGATAAAGCTCTTAGCGGAATTGGTGAATCTACTGGCCCCGGCCTGGAGATTGAAATTGTTAACCCAGAGGCAGTTTCGTTTGCCACCGAAGACGGCGGTGCCATTGTCATCCTAGGCCCAGAGCTTTCTGAGATGATGGAGCCAGATTTTGACGACAATCTTGCCGAACATATGGGCGAGCGTGAGCTAGGTAGCCTTGGCCGTGATCTGCTGGATGATTTTGAGTCTGACAATAGTTCCCGCAACGACTGGGAGCAGACCTACAAGAAGGGCTTAGACCTCCTTGGATTGAAGATAGAAGACCGCTCAAGCCCCTGGCCTGGGGCGTGTGGCGTCTTCCACCCAATCCTCTCAGAAGCCGCTGTGCGGTTCCAGTCGCAGGCTATCATGGAGACGTTCCCAGCAGGCGGTCCTGTCCGCACCAAGATTGTTGGCCGCACGTCCCCCGAGCGTGAGCGTCAGGCACTGAGGGTCAAGGACGACCTGAACTACTTCCTCACCGAGAAGATGTCTGAGTATCGTGGCGAGCATGAGCGTCTCCTGTTCGCTTTGCCCCTGTCGGGTGCGGCGTTCAAGAAGGTTTACTATGACCCCACGCTAGGTCGGCCTGCCGCCATCTATGTCCCGGCTGAAGATTTCGTTGTTTCGTATGGAGCGTCTGATCTTCAGACTGCCAACCGCTACACGCAGATCATGCGGAAGCATCCCAATGAAATCCGTAAGCTGCAAGTCGTGGGCTTCTACCGCGACGTTGATCTTTCCTCTCCCGTGCCTGACCGCAACGAAATCCAGAGAATCAAAGACAAACTCTCTGGCGAAGAGCTAACGGATACAGATGACCGCCATGTCCTCCTTGAGATGCACGTTGACTTGGATTTGCCTGGGTATGAGGATTTGGGCAAGGACGGGGAACCAACCGGAATTGCTCTGCCGTACGTTGTCACGGTTGAAAAATCCACCGGCAAGATTCTCTCCGTCTATCGCAACTGGCGGCAAGACGACGAACTGAAGCTGAAGCGCCAGCACTTCGTTCAGTATGATTATATCCCAGGATTTGGTTTCTATTCGTTTGGTTTGATCCACCTTGTCGGTGGTATCGCCAAGTCGGCCACGTCCATCCTGCGCCAGCTTGTTGATGCGGGCACCCTATCAAACCTTCCTGCTGGCCTAAAAGCCCGTGGCTTGCGTATCAAGGGCGACAGCACGCCACTGATGCCGGGTGAGTTCCGCGACGTAGACGTTCCTTCAGGGGCAATCAGGGATTCCATCACCTTCCTGCCCTACAAGGAGCCGTCTCAGGTTCTCGCGTCTTTGCTGGGCAACCTCGTCGAGGAAGGCCGTAGGTTTGCCTCTATTGCCGACCTTCAGATTGGTGACGCCAATCAGCAAGCGCCTGTAGGCACGACCCTAGCCCTCATGGAGAGGGCAATGAAGGTGATGTCTGCGGTACAGGCTCGTCTGCATGCTTCGATGAAGAAGGAACTCAACCTTCTGGTTGATATCATCGAGACGCACATGCAAGGTGATTACGACTACGAGACTGATCCTGGGGCAACCCGGACTGAAGATTATGATGGTCGTATTGACGTTATTCCCGTCACCGACCCTAACGCGGCGTCTCTGTCTCAGCGTGTAGTGCAGTACCAAGCGGCGCTTCAGTTGGCGTCCCAGGCCCCGCAGATGTATGACTTGCCTGAGCTTCACCGGCAGATGCTGGTTGTGCTAGGCATCCAAGACCCCGGCAAGATCATTCCATCTGAGAAGGATAAGAAGCCCCTTGATCCAATCTCTGAAAACATGGCTATCCTCTCGGGCAAGCCTGTTAAGGCCTTCCTCTATCAAGACCACGAAGCCCACATCAAAGTTCATATGTCGGCTATGCAAGACCCCAAGATCATGCAGCTTGTTGGTCAGTCGCCTCAAGCCGGTCCTATGCAGGCTGCGGCTATGGCTCATATTGCAGAGCATATCGGTTTCCAATACCGCAAGGAAATTGAGAAGCAGCTTGGTGTTGAGCTTCCGCCCCCTGACGAACATCTGCCGGAAGATATCGAGGTTGCCCTCTCTAAGCTTATTGCTGATGCCGCAGAGCGTCTTCTTCAGAAGGATAAATCTGAAGTCCAGCAGCAGCAAAACCAGCAGCAGATGGAAGACCCTGTTGTTAAAGCGCAAATGATGGACATGCAGAACAAGCAGGCCGAAGTTCAGCGCAAGGCGGCCAAGGATCAAGCTGACATCCAACTGCGCCAACAGCAGCAGCAGATTGAAATGCAGCGCATTGCATCTCAAGAACGCATCGCTGGAGTAAATGCTGGCATTAAGGCTTCGGCGCAAAAACAAGCCAATGATCAAGACCTTGACATTAGCAACGCCAAGATTAGACTTGAGGCGATGAGAACTAGCGCAGATATTCTGAAGGGGCGTTGATGAAACCCGTTACCGACAACTCGTTTGAGTATCTGCGTAAGAAGTTCCGCGATATCATGAATGAACACGCCGACCACATTGCTGGTGGCGGCGCATCGGATTGGGCCGACTATAAATACCACACTGGTATGATTGAGGGTCTGGCAAAAGCCGAAAGAGAATTACTCGATTTGGCTAAGAAGCTGAGCGAGGAAGACTAATCGCCCATAGTGGGTGCTGGGTATCACACGACCCTAACAGTGTGCCGAAGGACCAACATGCTGAACGTCGATATTAAAATGCCGGAAGGAGAAGAGCGGGGAGCAACACAGCTTCCTGATCCGTCTGGCTTTAAGTTGTTGATTGCTCTTCCCGAGCTTGAAGAAAAAACTGACGGCGGCATTTATCTGCCCGAGCAAGTTCGTAATAACGAAACCCTTGCAACGATTGTTGGTTTTGTTCTAAAGGCTGGCCCAATGGCTTACGGGGACGAGAAGAAGTTCCCCACTGGTCCTTGGTGCAAGGTTGGAGATTGGGTTGTGTTTCGCGCTTACAGCGGCACTCGCGTCAAGATTCACGGTCGGGAGTTCCGGCTGATCAATGACGACACCGTTGAGGCTGTGGTTGAAGACCCCCGTGGAGTTGTGCGCGC